AGATGGCCAGGCCGTCCCAGACGTTGCCACCTGGGCTGTTGATCTCGACCACCAGGGGGCCGGGGCCTACAGACTGGAGAGCATCGGAGAATGCCTTAGCAGAAATGCCGGAGCCACCGAACCAGTCCTCACCGATCTGGTCGAAAATCTGGAGCACCGCCGGCTCATGGACCGAGGCTCGGGGGCTGTAGGAAAGCCAGTTGGTAACTTTAGTCATTCGGTTTTCTTGGCTCTAGTTTTCCGCTTCTTGGGCTCGATCACCGCAACCACCTCTTCGATGGGCTCAGCCGGGATCGGCTCGGGCATTTCTTCTGAAGGAGGCTGCTCGAGAGCGGCTGCGGCCGGCTCCGGTGCTATCGGCTGCTTTTGGGCGGTCGAGATCTGGGAGACATCGAGGCCGTACTTGACCGCCAGGTCTTGGATGTATCGCGCCTGTTGAGCCTTGGCCTCCAGGGCGGATCGCCAGTCGATGCCTCGGGCGCCGTAGATCTCGTCATAGGTCGTAATGCCGGCACCAAGCTCGTTGAGTTGGGCGGCAGAGTTGCGGCCGACGTCGACGTTAGGGGCTCGGGGCGCCTGGATGGCCACCTCGTACCAGTCGTCAGGGCTGTCTCTGAGAGTCGGATCGGTGCGGATGGCGTATTCCATCACATACTCCCAGATACGACGGGCGGCCGAGGCCATGACCTGGTGCCGGCTGCGGAACCACACCGATGACATATCGAGTGAGCCCCGGTAGACGGTGCCCTGCATCGACTCTGGGAATACCAGGACGTAAGGAATACCGACGCCGGCGCACACCTTCTCGGTGAGGCTGCGCCAGTATTCGCGCATATTGACGTTGGGGCGGTCAGCGGCGAACTGCTCGAACTCGTCGCCAGTCTTGAGCACCTTGACCGAGGCGCCGAAGATGTTCTCGTAGTAGTTCTGGGCGGTGCCCTGGGAACCAGCAACACCGGATCGGAGGCTGGTTGCCTGCACCTCGCCGGAGCTGGTCTTGATCACCTGGGCCACGCTCGAAGCCAGCTTGCAGGACTCCATCTCGAGCTTCTGGAGATCGTCCAGGTCGTGCAGGTCGTTGATCACACAAGCCACAAAAGGCAGGCCGCGGAGCTGGCCGGCACGCTGGGCCTCGTAGATGTGGACCACCGAGTCGGAAGAAATGGACCGGATGTCGGTGAGCTGTCCCTGCTGCTGCTCCTGGCCGCAATAGAATGAGATGGCCCGACCAGTCTTGGGATCGAACCGGACGCCGTCGAACACATCAGGAAGGCCCTCCTGGCCAGCGGGTGTCGACACTTGCTGCGGCTCGATTAGCTGCAGGCGGGGCCGGCCGGTCTCGCCCTTGGTCAGGAGGATAAAACTTTCGCCATCGTAAAACCAACCACGGGCGGCCAATGACATCAGGGTGCCGAAAGACTGCCGGGATCCGATGTCAGGGTAGCGGCTCCAGGTGTCCCACCATTTCTTAGCTCGGAGATTCCAGTCGGGATTCGAGGAAGCCGGCTGCACCGAGAAGTTGCTGCCGACGGTGTAGTTCTCAAACAGGTCACCGAGGCGATTCATCACCGCGTTGTTCTGCTCGAAGAATCGGGACTTTCGGACGATCTGCTGCCGGGTCGAGGCAGTCACATCGAACCGCACCGAGGTGTAGCTGGTGTCCAGGAAGGACCGGCGGATCGAGTTGGACGCGCCCTCGTAGCGGTCGACAGGTGCCGACCGGAACTTGCTCAGGATGGTGTCGAGGAATCCCATCAGCTCATGCCTCGATAGCTCGCCTCACGGCGGAAGTTGGAGAAGTCGCCGCCGAAACTGGTGGCTGCAACCAGAACCACAGTCACCATCTTGGTGTAGATCTGGGCGTCGGTGGGCGTAAGGTTGCCGTCCTGCTCGAGGTAATAGACGGCCAGGTCGTAGTCATCGACCAGGCTTTCCCACATCTCGACCATCTCAGAAGGTGTGGGGGCACCTTTGCCCGGCTCCGCAAACTCGACCGACACATCGGAGGATGAGGTCGACCGGACAACCTGGCCGGATTCGATCACTGTGGCCGCGGCGATAGACTTAGCAGCCAGGGCAGCCAGGAGCGTCACACCGCCCAGTGTCGCATAGACACTGCGGAGATAGGCCCTCTTAATTGCTACCGTAAAAGTGAACACCTCGGGCGGATCTTCACCGATCCCAGGGTGACTTCAATAGGTTAGCTGGCTATTGACTCGCTTGACGTAACCAGATCATTCCAGAGCATGACCATGGCGAGCTGCATGATTTCGCAGTCGTGAAGATGGTCGGGCCACTTTTGGTTCCTCTTAACCCAGACGTGCTTGATGCGGCCGGCGCGGTTGGCCTGGGGGCGTAGGACGTGTGAGTCCAGGTGGCGCCAGTAGAGTTCAGGGTCGGCGATGTAGGCTCCTTCGGCCTGGACGCTGGGCGGATCCTGATGGACGCCCCATTCCCGGTCGATGTCGCCCTTCCTTAGCCTGGAGAGCATATCGCGGAGGTGCTCGGTGTCGAACACCAGGAGGGGCTGCACCACGTCGGTCCGCATCGAGGAGGATGTCGACAGGCCGAAAGGGTGCACCGCCCCGGTGGCTGCTGTGAACCGGGCGCCGGTCTCTCGGCCTTTGAGCGGCATCCAGCCGATCACCATGGGCTTGCGGAGGCCGCCTTCCGGTGGGTAACGGAGGCCGCAAGGGAAGTTGATCGGGTTGGATGTCACCGAGGAATAGGAGGCACAGGCGTCGTAAACCGTCTGCGTGTTGAAGCCGCTGTCGATGCCGACATCCATGTCATGGACCTCGAGGGCCACCTGCACCCGGCGGAGGGCTGCGAAGTCATCGGCATGGCCGGCAGCAATCAGGGTAGAGTTGCCGTCTTTCCACTCGCGGCACACCCACCATAAGAACGGCGCCACGGCCTGGACGTCGGCGGTCAGATAGCGGCGGCCGCCATCGACGGTGACGGTGGCCGCGGTCTCGGTGCGCTCCTGCTGCACGTCCTGTTGCTCCCATGGCTCGGCAAGGTTGCCGTTGATGAAGCCTTGGAGGCCGGCCATAGATGCCTTGGCCTCGAGGAACGAGACAGCCAGATATCCCCAGGTGCATTTGCGGTCGGGGCTGTAAAGGCTGCTGAGGTGGTAGGACCGCACACCGGGCATGGCGTTGGGATTCTCTGGGCGCCATTGGCCATGTCGAAGGGCTGCGACCTTGTGAGAGTCGGTGATTTTGCCCTGGCACAACTGGCAGACGTAATGGGCCGAGGATCGGATCTTACCGAGGTCGTGCTTGCCGTCCTCGGCCTTGGCGTCGTCCCAGGTCACCTGGCGCCATTCGAGCTTGATGTACTCCCGGCAGTGCGGACATGGCAGGTAGTAGCGGCGCTGGTCACCGCGGAGGAAGCGCTGCCAGATCCGGCCTTCGACCACCGTCGGTGTGCTGGTCATAAAGGCCTTGGAGCTTGAGAAGCTCTTGAGTCGCTGTTCGGCCAGGTCCAGGGCGTCGGCTTCCCGGGCAGTAGCCTCGGCGAACTTGTCGACCTCGTCGGCGATGAGCACCCGAACCGGGCGGCTGGCCAGGTTGGCCGGGCTGTTGGATCCTACGAAAGTCAGGGTCGACCTGGTGAAGTTCTGCTCGAGGTTGGTGATTTTGTCGGCCTCGGCCGGGTAGCACTCGAGCATGGCCGGGCTGTCCTCGAGCATGGGCAGCCAGCGGCTCTTCGAGAATGACCTGGCCAAGGACTCGGTGGGCATCAGCCACAAGGCCGGGCTCGGCTCGTTGGCGATTAGCCAGGCCAGGCCGGCCATCAGGGTGGTCGTTTTGCTGGTCTGCGATCCCCAGCAGAGGGTCACCTCGTAGACCGTAGGATCCTTCCAGGCCTCCATTGGCTCCCTGGTGTAAGGCCGTACCGAGGTTGAGAAGGGCCCGGGGTGCTCGGTTTGCCGTTGGGTCAGCCGGAGCGATGCCTCGGCCCAGTCGACTACGGTCTGCATCGGTGTCGGCCGGTAGAGGTTGCGGCGGTAGTCCAGGAGGGAGCGCTGGAGGTCGGTCAGGATTTCCATGGGTCGGTGTTGTGTAGTGTCTTGAGCGCCACCTCCTGGACCCACCGGGTCAGCTCGCGCTCGGCGTGCTCGGGGTCATGCGGTGCTATCCGGCCGGAGAGCTGCTTAGGCATGGCCTTGATCAGCGAGGCCACGGCGCCGTCATGCTCCTGCATCACCCGGCGCACCCAGTCGCCGGAGACCAGGCGGCGTTCCTTTTCGGCCTGGGTGATCACCTCATCCCTGGCGCTTGTTAGGTTCTTGGCTGCCGCGGCATGGATGGCGACCAGCCGGCCGGCGTCGGCTCGACCACCGCGGAGGGCATCGACGGCCAGGTCATAGGCCGCACGTTCGATTTGCCGCTGCCTTTCGTAAGCGCCTTCTGGCGAGTCGGTGGCGGCTGTTGCGGTGTTGAGAGGGGTCTCTGCTTCAATAGGCCTGTAGGGGCCTTCCTGTTCGATTGCGGTGGGGTCCGGTACGTTCTTCTGTTTAG